CATCGGTTCTCGTCTGGCCTTCCGCGGCCGGCTCGTTAAGGCGTCGAGCGCCGTGGCGTTTAAAGCGATAAGCGAGGTTGCATGATCGGCCGCGTAAAGCGTCAAAGCGGGAGCGAAGCGACAAAACATCCGGTGTTCCCCGAGCAGGGGAACGCCGTTCATTACGGGCGTCAGCCCGTCGAAAAATATTTTTTTGACGTCAGGTTTTGTATCTGTTTGTTAAATAATAATTTGAAAATAGTACTTTTGCATTTGAAAGGTGGCGCCTCCCCATAGGCCGTGTGGTCTATCGTGGCAACAACAACGCGAACCCGAATGGCGGTGTTTCGATGTCGAATGCGAACAACGATTCCTCGAATACGAACACGAACATCGGTTCTCGTCTGAACAACAATCGAAAGGAAATTTTAATCGGCGTACAACACCGGGGACTTGTCCCCACCGTGGTGCCGAGGGGGGCAAGCCGCAGTAACAGCGGTCCGTAAGGGCCGGAAAACTGAAAAATAAAGTGTCGGGTAGGGTTTGGTAGGCCGGAAACGGTTCGAAGAAGCCGGGCCCGGGGGATTGAAGGCCCCGTATTAAAAGCAATAAACAGTAATTTATGCGCAGGGTTGGGTATATCATCGAGGAGATCGTGGAGCCTTCCAACATGGAGGCTTCCTTCCGGCAGGTCCTTCGCGGCAGCAAGCGTAAACGCAGCCGCCAGGGGTGCTATCTGCTCGCGCATAAGCCCGAGGTGTTGGAGGAGCTGGTCGCGCAGATCGCATCCGGTACTTTCCGCGTGAAGGACTACCGTGAACGCGAGATCATCGAGGGCGGCAAGCTACGCCGCATTCAGGTGATCCCGATGAAGGACCGCATCGCCGTGCATGCCATCATGGCGGTGGTGGACCGCCATCTGCGGAAACGTTTCATCCGTACCACCTCCGCCAGTATCAAGAGACGGGGGATGCACGACCTCCTGGCGTATGTCCGCCGTGACATGGCCGAAGACCCTGATGGTACACGTTACTGTTACAAGTTTGACATCACCAAATTCTACGAGAGCGTGAAGCAGGATTTTGTGATGTATTGCGTCAGCCGGGTGTTCAAGGACGCAAAGCTCGTGACCATGCTGGAGAGCTTTATCCGCCTGATGCCTGAAGGTCTGAGTATCGGCCTGCGCAGCTCGCAGGGGCTGGGCAATTTGCTTTTGTCTGTGTATCTGGACCATTATCTGAAGGACAGGTATGCCGTGCGTCATTTCTACCGCTATTGTGATGACGGCGTCGTACTGGGTAAAACGAAAGCGGAACTGTGGAAGATTCGTGATGCCGTCCACGGGCGCATGGAGTGTGCCGGTCTCCTGGTGAAGGGGAACGAGCGCGTGTTCCCGCCGGGCGAGGGCATCGACTTTCTGGGGTATGTGACTTTCGGTGCGGACCATGTCCGCCTTCGCAAGCGCATCAAGCAGAAGTTCGCCCGAAAAATGCACGAGGTAAAATCGAGAAGGAGGAGGCGTGAGCTGATAGCGTCGTTCTACGGGATGGCCAAGCACGCCGACTGTCATACGTTGTTTAAAAAATTAACAGGCAAAGACATGAGATCATTTAAAGACTTGAACGTTTCCTACAAGCCGGAGGACGGCAAGAAACGTTTTCCCGGGGTGGTGGTAAGCATCCGGGAGCTGGTGAACTTACCGATTGTGGTGAAGGACTTCGAGACGGGCATCAAGACCGAACAGGGCGAGGACCGCTGTATCGTGGCCATTGAGATGAACGGTGAACCGAAAAAGTTCTTTACCAACAGCGAGGAGATGAAGAACATCCTCTTGCAAGTGAAGGATATGCCCGACGGCTTCCCGTTCGAGACCACCATCAAGACGGAAACCTTCGGCAAGGGTCGAACTAAATACATATTTACATGAAACGGGTAGAAGGAACATCCGGGATAAAACTGATCGAGTGCGTGAGCCCGGCACGCAACAGATGGCGCATCCGCTGGGATGTACAGGAACGTGAGGACGGATCCGCCTCCTACATGGAGGAAGGCTTTGTCGGCAGACCTCACATGGATACTATAAAGTCCGTCATTACAGACTGGTGTAATGAGCAAATTGACCGTGAGATACTTTCCGGTTTTCTCTATGAAGGTATGCCGGTATGGCTGTCAAGTGAAAACCAGTTCAATTATAAGGCAGCGTATGATCTGGCCGTACAGACTGGTGGTGCTACGCTTCCCGTGACATTCAAGTTCGGTACGGATGAGGTTCCCCAATATCGGGAGTTCGTCACACTGGAGGAACTGACCGATTTCTACACGAAAGCCATGAAGCATGTTCAGGACACGCTGTCTGACGGCTGGAGGAAGAAAGACGCTTTTGATCCGGAGAAGTACCGGGTGGAATAAATCCTTCGGGGGAGGATAAGAAAAAAGCCCCCGGCCTGTTAAAAAGTAACGCCAATCACTTTTATAAACATGAAACGCCAAACCGCGCGACCGGGGGCAAATACCCTCTGTCACGGTTTGACGTTTTTTTTGTTGTCTAAAAAATGATTGGCGATGCAAAGATATAATTTTTTTGTTGTATGAAAGTGATTGAGATATTAAACTTTAACCGGGAGCTGTTGAAAAGGCTTCAGGCGGCCGGCATCCGTCTGGAAGATGCCCGGTATATCGACCTGTACGCGGACTATACCCGCCTACTCGATCAAGGTGAAAAAGTCTCGTATGCTGTGGCCGTATTGTCCGAAAAGTATTCGGTGAGCGAACGTAAGGTTTATGCCTTGGTGAAACGATTCCAGAGCGACTGCAAGACGCTTGCAGTGTGAACGGGTTGTTTTATGTCGTAGGGAGTGCCGTTTCCCCTTATCTTTAGGGTGTTTCAAATTTAGAAGGAGGAAATGGCTATGAACAAGTATTACCGTATCCTGGACAAGATTCTTGCCACGGGAAAAACACAGACCAACAAGAAGGGAAATATACAATACCTTCTGAACGAGCAGCTGTCACTGACACCGGCGGACCTGCTTGACATATTCGAGGGGCATAATATCGCCCGCAAGAAGCTCCGCAGCGAGTTGCAGTTATTTATGCAGGGTGAGCGCAACGTGGAGAAGTACCGGGAGGCCGGCATCAACTGGTGGGACTATTGCGGCTCCATCCTGGTGAACAGTTACCCGACCTATTTCGAGAAGCTGCCTCCGTTGATAGCGAAAATTAACCGGGAGAGGCGCAACAGCAAGAACTACGTGCTTTTTCTGGGCGAAACCGGTGCCGAGAGCAACCAGGCACCCTGTTTGAGTCTGGTACAGTTCCAGTTAGATGGCGGTGAACTGGTTCTGTCCGCCTACCAGCGCAGCAGTGACGCAAACCTCGGGCTACCTTCCGATATTTACCACCTGTACCTGATGGCGCGGCAGATAGAACTTCCCTTGAAGTCGATCACTCTCTATCTGGGCAATGTACATATCTACGAGAATAATATCCCGGGCACCCGTGCGCTGATCGCCGGTGACGAGACGGTCCGCTTCGGGTTGAACGTGTAGTTTGCTGTATATGTCTTGCAGCGGGAACAGTTCATGTTTCCCGCTGTTTTTCGTTTATTCTGTGGACCTTTGCGGCCGTTTTAAAGCAGAATGAAATGAGAAAGATGTATTTGTCCGCCCCGCTTCCTTTCGTGGGGCAGAAACGCATGTTTGCGAGGGAATTTATCAAGGTGCTGGGACAGTTCCCGGACAGCACCGTGTTTGTGGACTTGTTTGGCGGCTCGGGCCTGCTGTCACATATTACCAAATGTGTCAGGCCTGATGCCACCGTTGTGTATAATGACTTCGACAACTACCGCTGCCGACTTGTAAATATCCCGGCCACCAATGTGCTGTTATCCGATTTGCGTCGGATAGCTGAAGGGGAACCCAGAAACAAACGTATAACCGGGGAGGTTCGCGATAAAATGTTTGCTCGTATTGAGAGGGAAGAAAAAGAGCACGGTTACGTGGATTATATCACGGTTTCCGCATCCTTGTTGTTCGCCATGAAATATGTGACCAGTTTGGAAGGAATGAAGAAAGAAGCCATCTACAATAGGATTCGGCAGACAGACTATCCCGAAGCAAAGGATTATCTGGAAGGACTGACTATAACCAGCGAAGACTACAAGGAAGTATTCAAACGTTACAAAGATGTTCCGGGTGTGGTGTTCCTGGTTGATCCGCCGTACCTCTCCACCGAGGTGGGTACTTACAAGATGTTCTGGCGTCTGGCTGACTATCTGGATGTACTAACCGTTCTGAAAGGGCATTCGTTCGTGTACTTCACCTCGAACAAGTCCTCCATTTTAGAACTGTGCGACTGGATGGACCGAAACCCATTTGTCGGCAGCCCATTCAAGGAATGCAGGAAAGTGGAGTTTAGTGCAAGCGTAAACTATCAAGCTAAATATACAGACATGATGCTGTACACGAAGCCGGATGAGGTGTCAGGTATAGCAGCCTAACAATTGCATAAAGATAGGAAATTATTTTGAATCTGCAATGGCTTTTAAATGATATTTTAAAGCCATTTAAAGAGGGTTCAAGTGAAAGAAAAACGGTGGGCTTTGATCATGCTGAATAGGACCGCGCTCACCGTTTTTCTTGTACGCGTCGTTTTTGTACTTTTTGAAACGCATCGTTTTTGTTAAGCGGCACGTCTGGTTTTTCCGGATTTATAAGTTAATCCGGCAGAGAGCATATAACGTTTTTTACTGTTTTCACGTAGATTACGATAGGCTATCCAATAAGGATTCTGCATGCGGAGGTCACCTTCGCCCGATGGCCAGAACTGTTCGTTGATTTTGCGAGCTTCGTTGTAGCGTTCAAAGACCTTGACTGTAGAGAAATTATCACCACGCGGGTAAAGGTAAGCAGGAACTAAAGGATTGGAATACTGTCCCTGATTAGTCATATTACGGTCGTTTTGCAGGATGTAGCTGGCTCCTACGTCTAGCTTCATCTTGTCATTGAGGAAACTTGTAGTGTTGCGGAAAGTAAAATTATATCTGTTATACCTATTGTTGGGAATCATTCCGTCGGAGTTCAGCGCAGCGGCAGAGAAGAAAGTCTGGTTCTTTTCCGTACCGGTGGATAAAGTGACTGAATTGTTGTAAACAGCTCCTGTTTTTAGAAAGTCGTTGGGGGTGTAGCCAGGACTGTTTCCCATCTTAGGTCCCCAGCTCCATACGGTGGAACCGTCAGATTTACCGTTACTTCCTGTCCCGTAACGGTTTTGAAATTCGGGCATTACGAATGGTTTCAACCAGTCGATGCCGGTAGAAACACTGGCCTGTAATTTCCCTATTTTCCCTTTTTTTGTAGTGACAATAATAGCGCCATTCGCAGCATTGCTGCCATAAAGGGCGGCTGCGGCTGCTCCCGTAAGAACGGACAGACTTTCGATGTCATCCGGATTGAGGTCGGCAATGCTTTCCGTCTCTCCTTTTGAACCAAATTCTGTGCTGCCACCACCTCCGAAGTTATACATAGGTATACCGTCGATTACATAAAGTGCATTATTACTCTTTTCGATGGATTTTGTACCGCGCATCACTACTTTGCTGGCACCGCCGACACCGGAAGAACTGCTATTGATAATGACACCCGCTACCTTACCACTCAAGCTGTTGACGAAGTTGGCGTCTTTGATTGTAGTCAATTGATCGCTCTTGACTTGTTGTACATTGTAACTTAACGCTTTTTGTTCGCGTTTGATACCTAGAGCGGTGACTACCACTTCGTTCAGCTGTTTAGTATCACTCGCCAATCTTATTTCGTAGATAT